GTGTTCCCGCAGTACCAGGGTGACTGCACCACTTACGGTGGCCGTAGCCAGAATGTTCCCACCTACGACACCCCTACCGACCGAAACGGTGCCGTAGACATTGGACGTGGCAGCTACAAAGCCGTAGATCACCCGTAGTCGTACGATCGCGCCACTAACGGTGCTGGTAGCCAGAATCTGGGCGGGTAGCACAGGCCTTAGCCGCTTCACCGACCCTGCAACTGTGCTCGTCGCATTGATGACTGCCGGTACAATGGGACGCGCTCTCCCGACCGACCCGCCCAGAGTTGAAGTGGCAAAGATGGCCGTCGGAACGATCGGCCTCTGACCCTGCCGGAAGATTGAGCCGGTGAACGTGCTGGTCGCTAGGATCTGCGCTGGCGTGATCTTGCGTAGTGCACGGGCAGAGCCGGTGAACGTACTCGTCGCAAGAATCTGCGCCGGAAGCACTCCGCGCGCGACGCGGATAGAGCCAGCGAACGTACTGATTGCATTGATCTGACCACCAAAGACGTGAAGGACGCGAACAGAGCCGGTGAACGTACTCGTCGCAAGAATGTTGACCGGACGTATTGCCCGAGACACAACAACTGCGCCAGAGAACGTGCTCGTGGCAAGCATGTTCGTCGTAGGCTTGATTGCCCGTCTTACCGCGATCGTTCCGGTGAAGGAACTCGTCGCACTGATCTGAGCAGGAATGATCGCACGCTTGATAGCTACCGTGCCGGAGAACGTAGACGTAGCGTTGATCTGCGCCGGTGTCGGCTGTGGATGACCACCCCTTGTGATTGCACCGGTGAAGGTACTTGTGGCGCTAATCTGAGCAGGAGCAATCTTACGCAGAACACGTACACTGCCCGAGAGGGTGCTGGTGGCCGAGACCTGCGCAGGAAGAATAGCGCGACGAACACTAACAGCGCCGCTGACCGTGCTCGTCGCGCTCATTTGCGCGGGCGCTACCTTGCGAAGCGCACCAACGCTACCTGAGAACGTACTAGCTGCATTGATCTGAGCCGGTATAATTGGCTTACCGGCAAATCCTTTCTGGATGCTACCCGAGAACGTGCTGGTAGCAGAGATCTGCGTCGTCGGCCGAATGCCACGCGCCACCTTGATAGCGCCAGAGAGTGTACTCGTAGCCGCGATCTGTGCCGGGAAGACACCACGCCTGACGCCCACCGTGCCGGCAAACGTAGACGTAGCACTGATCTGCGTTCCTACGACTGGTCTCCGTCTGCCGATACTGCCGGCAAGGGTGGACGTCGCATTGATTTGAGCAGGGACGATCTTGCGTAGAGCACGTGTACTACCTGAGAAGGTGCTCGTCGCAGCGATCTGTGCTGGAACAACCTTGCGCAGAGCTCCGATCGCTCCGCTGAAAGTAGATGTCGCGCTGATTTGCGCTCCAACAACCGCCTTCCTTCTACCGATGCTACCGCTAAATGTACTGGTCGCACTGATTTGCGCAGGTGCTATCTTGCGCAGAGCACGAACCGCTCCCGACATCGCACTTGTAGCAGAGATCTGCGCCGGAGTGATGATCTTGGGTGGTACAATCTTGCCGATCGCACCGGACATAGTGCTCGTCGCGCTAACCTGAGCCGGAGCGAGGGCCCAGGTATGAGCATACAGCAGATCAGGGTTATACACCCAGGTCGGGTGATCGGCATTAAGCGCCGAGTAACTCGACCAGCCGATGTTGACCTGCGAGTATGTCCGGGCTACTGCAGACACGTCAGTCCTGGACCACCGACAATGCGTTTTGGGCGACCTGCGGAGTGTCGCCTACGTTGATGGTCGTCGAGGTGACCGTGCACCAACAGATTCCGTTGTCAGCGGAGGTACCAGCATTAGCGTCAAGGATGCCGAGGTAGGTGATCGTGTTGTTGGTGCCGGTGCCCGTCGACGTCGGCCAGGACTTCGTGGCGTCCGACGGAAACGTCTTGGTGTACGTCGTCGTACCAGTGCCAGCAGCGAAGATCGTCGTGTTATTCGTGAGTGCCAACGCTGCGTAGCTCGTGTATGCGCACTTGCCAGTCGTACCGCCGTTGAACGTGTCGTCCAGCGCACTGGCCCAAAGGTTGATGTAGTTTGTCGTAACTGCGGTGTAGGCGGTCGCGCCGAACAGAAGATCCTGAATCTTCTTGCTGCTGTAGTTGGCGAGCGATCCTGCCATCATCAGAACGTTGTCCTTCAGATCACCCTTGAACAACTTGTCGATGTACTTCTTGATCGGCAGGTCAAAGTCCTGCCAGAACATCTCCGCCCCGACACGAGTCGGGACCCACGGCGATGTAGGCGCGATGAGCCTGGGCTTCTCCGGCATCCAGATGCCAGGCAGTACTATTGCGCTATCCACTGTATCCCTCCGTGTGGCCGCTGATCCTTGCCGATTGCGCATCCGGGAGCGACCTCAGCCGAACGCCAGTTGGCGAGTTCGGATCGTAGTTGGGATCGTCTTCGGAGATCTCCCAGTGATGCTCCATGCCTACCGGAGCATCATCGGGGCTACTGCCTGCATAACCCGGAGCATCAGGGTCTTCAGACTGCGTACCAGACATCTCTGCAAACCGTTCGTGATGCCGATCATTGTGCGACGGCTCGCCTGGCTGCAGAAAGACGTAACTGCCTTCGATGTAGGCAACAGGTTGACCAGAATCAGGACCCTCATCAGCCAACAGATTCCCGTTGCCATCGGCGACGAGCCTGCCGTGGTAAATTCCTCCAGCCATCATTCTCCTTCCAGAAGAAGAGCGGAGCCAAGTACCTGGTCTGCGGATGCAAGTACCGGACTCCGCTCTTCAGACATCGGCTCAGTCCTCGCTCGTAGCCGTGGTGAGCATGGAATCAAGCCGATCCGTGACGCCTTTGCGCGGATCGACACCCTTCGTCTGCGCAGCTGCAACCTCAGCATCATATACCTTGTTAATGCTGTCGGCGTCTCCTTCAGTTGCCAGCGCCACAGTCTCGTTGACACTCAGCTTGTTCTCGACGATGTAATCGGCAAGCTCGTCGGTGCTGAGGGTTGAGGTCTGTGGCCCTTCACCCAGAGCAGGCGTAACGACGCCCTGGGTGGCCGCCTGATGCTGGCCAAACGTCTCCAGCAAAGCAGCCTGCGGTCCATCGTACGTGCCATCACGGATCGCTGCTGCGTCTTCGTCGGAGAAGAATGCGTCGAGCTCCTCACCACGAGCCACGCTGGTCTCGTCGTTGATGTCGACATCTTCACCGAAGTGACTGATCCGCTCTGTACGCACTTCCTCACTCGGGTCGATGGGCGATTCGACGTTCTCGAACCAGGTGAAGAGACGCACTTTGATGATCTTCTGTGCCATCTCTCCCTCCCTACGTCAGTCCGGTGAACTTGAGGACAGCGTACATGTTGTTGGCGTACATCAGAGGACGGACCGAGCTCTGAATCCAGGTCTGCTGCTTGCCGTTGGGGTCACGCCACGTCTCCGTGGACAGCGGTGCCTCGACGCGCATCTCGCCGACCTGCCCCTCCGCCAGCGCGTATGCCGAACCAGCAGTCATACGGTTGGTAACGAAGATGTCGATGTCGTAGCTGTCGAGCAGCGCAGCGAGCTTGTCGCCATAGATGCCCTCCAGGTTGAACATCTCGTTGGGGTTCATGATCCAGAGGTTGTAGTCCATGTCCATCTCTTCCTGCTCGGCGACAAGATCCGCCTTGGCGAAGTCCCGTGCCGGGAAGAGCGGCCAGTTCGAACCGCTGGCATACGTCGTGTTGACTGATCCCCAGCTGACGCCCACCACAGATCTGGAGTTTGCGGTGATCCACGACTCCAAGATCTGGACGCCACGCTGGTTGATCTTGCGGACGATCGTGTTGCTGAGCTGCCGCATGGCCTTGGTGAACTCCGTCACCAAGTTGCGATCCCGAGCCTCATCCGTGAAGAAGAACTTACCACCCCACTTCTCCACGACCGCCGCAGCCGGGGCACGCCTGCTGAAGCTGACGATCGGGAACTCAGATCCCGGCTCGACGCGCTCCACATCCCGGTCCATGTAGAGGTCCGGATACACAACGAGGTCATAGACGACCGCGCCGCCCGTGACTCCTCCCGCTGACGTGAACGCGCGGTCCACGAAGAACCGCTGCCTTGTCAGGTCGAGGATCATGGGTGTGATGACCCGAGTAGGGTCCTGAAGGGCGATGTCGATGGAGAACGTCGTTCCAGAGATCGTTGGCGGAGCCAGCGGGTTCATGACCGCGCCAGGGTATGGCGCTGCCTGAACCGGCGGAGCCGTCACAGGCTGGAACCGGGCAGCGGTGAAGCTGTCCGCATGCGAAACGCCCAGACGCCGAAGCTCCATGCGAAGGAGTTCGGGATCGGCCTGACCACGTGCAACAAGCTCTTCCAGCGTCGGCAGTTCGACGCGGACGCGATCGCCGTGGTCTCTGGTCAGTGTCGTGTTCATCCCTCCCTCCTACATTGAGTAGAGCTCGACTTCGACGTCCACACCACCGGCACCTGCGGCCGTGTATGCACGTCCCACCTTGATGCCCGCTGAATACGGAA